GCGTGATGCGTTTCTTCCAGTGGAACGTGCCGGTGTCGAAGTAGTACTGCGCCAACGGGAAGAAAATCGTTGGCCCAGCCAGGTATGGGCCGCCCAAAAACGTCCCTTGCTCGGTGACCGACAGGTAAGCCGCCCAGGTGGCGCACCAGTCGATCTGCTGCGTCAGCGAGGTGGCAAAGGGGTAGTCCACCTGAGCCGCTGCCAGCGTGGCATAAACAGACGAAAGCGGGTGCGACGTGCCGTCAGCAATCGCCCCAAAGTCGAACGGCGTCAGCCACTGCTCGCGCATCTTCTCCTGCACGCTGCGGGGCGTGGCGCCGGTTCCATCGGCCAGGTACGTCACCGCGTCAGCCGTCGAACCGGCTGCGTAGGCTGCGGCCACCGCGCTGGCGATCTCTGTTTCGGTTACAGACGACGCCTCCGGGTCACCACTCGCGGCGTTGAATGCCAGCAATCTACCGGCACGCGATGCAGCAATTGGCAGCTCAGGCAGAACCCCCAGCTCAGGCACCCTGATCGACTGTCCGACAGAAGCATCCGTCTGCTGCAGGGCGAGCCACACGCGGTCAAAGTCTTGGTTTACCGTCTCCGCCAGCAGGTCGCCGTTGCTCTGGTAGTCGGTTGTCCGCACCAGTTGAATGACGCGCCGCAGCAGCACTGCAGCGCCGCTGGCCGGCGCCGACGAAAACGTGACCGATCCGCCGGCCGCTACCCCCAGTCCACTGACAGTGAACGCGCTGGTTGCAACGCCATCGATGGTGACGATCAGATCATCGGCATCCAGCAGCGTGAAGCCGTAGGCAAACACGACCGTAACGCCGTTGCCGATGTACTCGTTGTACGGGACCCCTGATCCGATGCTCATCTGCCGCCCTTTGCGTTGCGCGAAGGGCTGGCGACGATCAGACCTCTAGCTCGGCCTCGAAGACACCAGTCCCCGGGCGCCAATCGTCGTCGTGCCGCCCGTTACGAATCCGTAACGGAGCACCATCGGCCTGACGCTCACTGAAGTCCAGCCGCTCGGGCTGATCGGTGACAGCGCCTGCGCCTGCGTCGAGGTGGTCATCGGGCTGGTTCACCACGGCCGGGTTCCATTCCTTCATCTGGGCCGGCATCGGGCCGTCTGCCACGGACACGTGCACCCACAGCATGCGCGAGAGGATCAGGGGTTCAAAGGCCTCGAGGATGCGCTTGTTCTTCTGCGCCGTGGCGTTGACCTCCGCAACGCCACAGATCAAGCCGCGCTGCTTCAAGGCTGCGCGCAGGACCGTTGGTGCAAAGCCGCCGATTCCGTTGGTTTCGACCGTCACCCGGCGCACGCGGAACTTGGCCACCTGGTCGCAGATCTCCGCCACTTGTCCGCCGACGATGGTCTTGTGGTCGCGTTCGTCAAACTTGGCGATCTCACCGAGTAGCGACTCCGTGCGGTGCCAATACCGCACGCCATGCTCGTCTTGGAAGACCAGCGCCAGGGCTGATGTATCGCTGCGCAACTTGCCGCTTGACGGATCCCAGCGCATCGCCGCGCCGACGATGCGGGCCTTGCCAAGCCAGAGCTGCGGGTGCTTGTTCGCGGTCTTGAACTCGGGCTCGGCGGCGTAGATGGGCAGCTTGTCGGGGTCGAGGCGAATGTCGGCCAGCGGCTTGGCCTCGAGCAGGTACTGGCTGTCCCAAGCGTTGAGCGTGCGGGTCTTCTTGCGGCGCAGCGCGATCTCGTCTCGGGTGAACCGATCAGGCCAGGCGCAGCCGGTGCAGATGTCCAGCACCACGCCAGGCGCTGCAGCAAACACGATCTCCTGGCCGTCGACAACATAGTCGCGGTGTTCGACCAGCATGCGCGCACCCTTGTGGATGCCCGCCAGGACGTAGAGCCCATCCTCTTGAATCTGGAAGTCGAAGCGGTACCGGGCTGCCTTGGTGGTGTCGGTGTGCCGCTTGACGTGCGCGAACAGCGGGATCTTCAGCACCGCGGCCCCGCCGGCAATCAGTTCGGGGTAGATCGAGTCCATGGTGTGCGGTGTGCCAATGTAGGTAGCCTGGCCGCCCGGCACCAGAATGTGCGTCGAGTCGCTGATCCGGTACCGCAGCTTCTGGCGAGCCTCGGGCGTCTCAATGTTGCCGGGCACCTCCACGTCGTCAAAGTCGACATCATCGGCTCGGGCGCCAGTGGCGTTGCTGTCGACGCCGACCGCGCGCATGCTGGCGTTTCGCGCATCCTTGGCGCCGTTCACCCAGAAGCGTTTTCGACCAGGCTTGCGGCCGGCCAGCAGAGGCGCGGTCAGCGGGTGATTGCGCAGGACGTTGATCACGTCGGCCGTCAGCATCTCAGCCGTGGGGCCGTCCGCCGACCAGACCAGCGACCGACGAGAGTGGTCGCGGTAGAACTTCCAGGCCTTGTAGCCGGCGTAGATAGTCGACTTGGCCGCGCCGCGAAAGACCATCAGCACCCGCTCTGGGGCGTCGCACGTTTCCAGCCAAGTGCATACACGCACATGCAGCAGCGGAACTTTCCACCCTTGAGCGCGGGCCCACATGACCCAGAAGGTGAGGAAAGAAACCGTTGCCGGATCGCGCTCAGGGCTTGCCATGCACCGACTTGTCCCAGTTCGCCTTTTTGGCGCCGGTCTGCAGTTCACGCATCAAGGCCGCTGCCTGCTTCTCGGCGGCCTGCAGCTCGCTCTCGATGCCATCATCGATCGGGGGTTGATCGCCTGCAGCCGGAGCAGGCGTGGTGCCTTCGCCGGATACCTGGGTTTGACCGATGCGCGCGCTGACCCGCGCCTCCAGCGCCAATACCGATGCCGCAGTCTTGCGCACCCAGTAGAGGTCGCCGCGAGTTTGGGCGTCCATGGCGCCCAGCTTCATGCCTTTGCCGGGCCAGTGCTCGGGGTCTGCCTCGTCGAGAAAGACGTCGAGTAGCTTCTCGCTCAGGGTCTGCAGGCGCTCGAATTGGTCCTGGCGAATTTCGGGTTCCTCCGATCAGATAGTGCAGCCTGGGTGTAGGCGGCGCTTGGCTGCGATGTAGGCCTCGTGCGCATGCTGAGCTGAGTCGAATCGCCCGAGCGGCACGCGCTTGCCGCCCGCGCGAATATTGCTGTACCAGCGCCCATTGCGCGCATCGAAGTAGGCGCCAAGCAAGCCTGATGCGCTGCCCGCCTTGGCTGCCCTGACGTTCTGCCTGTTCACCTGAACGCTGGCCGGGCGCAAGTTCAGGATCCTGTTGTCGGCTCGGTCGCCGTTCAGGTGGTCGACGTCGTTCTTTGGCCACTGGCCGAAGAACAGAAGCATTGCCAGCCGGTGGGCAAGCACGTGCGTGCCATCGACGCAGATGGACACATACCCATCATCGCGAATGCAGCCGGCCTCGGCGCCCGCGACAGCCTTGCCCGCGCTGCGCAGCCAAACGAATTTGCCTGTGTCGCCGTTGTAGTCCAGCAGGTGCCGCACCTTCGCGGCGGTAAGATTCTTGACAGCCATGATGCACCTCAGTTGCTGATTGGTCAGAGGCCGCGCGGTGGTTCCAAGCACTTCGCGGCCTCGTCTATTGTCCGGCGATTTCGGCAAACGATGGGCCGCGATCCGGCAGGCCAGTGCCGGGCTCCCACCAAAAATCTTGCGACCAATCTCGGCGGGCCTTGGTTTGAACACGGGAGAGATAGCCGGGGCTGAGGTTCTCCTGAATCGCGTGCAGCCCCGCATGATCCAGCGCGGCCTTGGCGTACCAAAGCGAGACCAGCGGAGCATGTCCTCTAGCGAACCGCAGCGCCTCGGCACCCAGGTGCGTGTTCTTCTTGGCCAGCGCCTCGTCGACGTTGCCCTTGGTCAGTTCGTACAGGTCGGCTGCACTGCCGAAGGTGGGGCCCAGCAGCAGCCGGCCGAAACTGTCCAGCGGACTGCGGTCTTCAGTGGTGTCGCCCAGCAGGATGTCGCCCGCGAACCCCAAGCCGCCGCCCTGCGCGAAGGCCTTGGTCCAGAACTTTGGCGTCGTCATGTCGACCGGATCTTTGCCGCTGACGATCTGCTTCGACTGGAAGGCGATCGCGCCGAGCGCCGTCAGGCTGACCAGCAGCGCGCCGCTGTATGCAAGGCGGTTGGCAACTGCCGGGGCGCCTTCCAGCCCCTGCGGCGTGTCGAGCATCCGCATCCAGTGCCGGCTGATCATCGCAATCGGGAAGGACTTGAACTGCATTACCGCGCGCCACAGCTCGCCGGGGATGGTGCCGGATTGGCTGGCGCCAGCGCTGGTGATCGCGCGGGTGGCCAGATCCGGGTTCAGCACCGCCACCTCTGATTCGTCGCTGATCATGCCCAGGTACTTGGCCACCACCTCGCCGGCCCGTGGGTCGCCAGTGGCATAGATCCCGTCTGGCGTGATGAACTCGGCGCCGTTGTGCACCACCGGCTGCGCGCGCTGAATAACGGACCAATCGTCAGGCGTCAGACCGGCATTCGACAAGCGCCACTGGTCGTATTCGGCCAGGTTGCCCCAGTCGGTGCCGCGCATCTTCCCAATGCCCTGCATGTGCGTGAGCTGGAACCCGCGCCGCAGCGTGTCGGTCCATGCGTTCATGAGCGAGAGGCGCATGGTCGACGCGGCAATTCGCCCGGACCATGACTGCGCCACGTTCTCACCGCTCCACCGGTTCAGGTCGCTGATCATTGATTCGGCGATCAACCCATGGGTGTTCATGAAGTCTTTGGAATCCTTCGTCATCGCGCTGCCGATGTTGGTGAAGGCGTCCCAGTACGACAGCTTGTTGAACCCGGTGGTGACGAAGTAGGTTCCCAGGTCGGTGACGCTGGAGAGCACGGCACCCTGCAGCTTGCCGAACGTCTCCACGTTGCGGGTGTGCTGACCAACCTGGGCGATACGCGCTGACTGCGGGCTGCCGGCCGTGCCGTTGAGCAGCCGCCAGTAGGCGTCGGCCTTGTTGCCGAACACGCGCACCCCCCCGCCGAGCGCGCCGTCGCCGTCCGCCCGTTGCGCCACGTCGAACTGCACGCGCATCTGCGCCTCGGGGTTGGGCCCGTAGCGCTCCACCAGGCCGATGTCGCGAGCCAGGCCGCCGATGTGGCCGATCATCGCGTCGTACATCGAGCCGGTGCCGAACTGCCCCAGGTACTGCAGGTAGGCCTCGCCGTCCTTGAAATGGATCTCGCGCGACTCGGCCCCGCGGTTCGCTCGGGCGCCCTGCCCCTTGAACGCGCCGGGCGCGGTCTTGTTGGCACCGTCGCTGCTGATCGTCTCCCACGCGCCTCGCAGCATGTCGAGCACTTCGGCATCGTTCATGCGCACGCCGTCTTCCTTCACGTAACGGCTGCGGTCGACCATGGGCAGCACCTGCTGGGCCCAGGCGTCCTGGCCAGCCTTGAGCACGCGCAGCTGGTCGTGCGCCTGCGGCAGATAGCCATAGTCGAGCCGGCCAACGTCGCCGCCGGACGCATTGAAGCGCTGGCGCATCTGGTCGGTGATCTTCAGCCACGCCGCGGCGCCAGCCCTGGCCGCCGCGTTGCCGGTGCCGGCGTTGCCCATGGCAAACACCTCGAGCGCCAGGTCGCGCGTCATCACCGGGTTCTGGGCATCGAACAGGATCATCAGCGCCTGGCGGCCGACAGTGGCACCCTGCCGGTCATCGGCCGCGGCGATCAGATCCATCAGCCCGCGCACGTTGTCGCGCTTCACGCCGTCGATGTAGGCGTTGGTCTTCTCGAAGTCGTGCACCAGGGCCGCGGTGCGCTCCACCTTCTGGCCGGCCATGGCCTGCGCGCTCAGCTGGTCCTGCAGCCGCGTCTCGAGTTCGGCCGTCTTCAGCACCTGAGCCTGCGCGTTGGCCACCTTGCGCGCCGCTTCGGCAGCGATGTCCTGCGCTGCGCGCTGGGCGCCGGCCAGCATGCGCTGATCGGGCGTGAGTGCGCGCCAGTTCGGATCGGTGCGGGCCAGCTGCCGCATGGCGCCGGACAGGCGGGCCTCAATAGCCGCTTCCTGTGCCGACGTCATCGGCTGTCGGCCGGATGCGGCGCGAGCGTTGTTCAGTTGCAGGCGACAGGCGGGATGCATACTCGGTCCCCTATGGAATGGACGTGGTGGCAGAAGACTCTGGCGCTGATCGGCGCTGTCACCGCCATGTGGGCGATTGTCCCGCTGATGG